AAAAACCACAGATTCAATATACTTCGCAAATTTAGACAAGCGGGTTGCACCACTCTGGGTTGTGCTTATGCTCTGTGGTTTGTTATCTTCAACGCTCACAAGACGGTGGCTATCCTATCAAAAGGCGAGCGAGAAGCAACAGAATTCTTGGAAAGAATTTTAATAATGTATGATGAGCTACCGGAGATGTTCAAAGTTCCGGTCAAAGAGAAGAATAAGCATACGCTACGCTTATCAAATGGCTCTGTTATCCGTTCTAGAGCTTCTGGTAAGCAATCTGGTCGTTCAATCGCAGGTTCTTTACTAATTTTGGACGAGGCTGCATTCATTGAACACATTGACACTATTTGGGCCGCAGTTTATCCAATCATTTCAACTGGTGGTAGTGTGTTTGCGTTGTCTACAGTAAACGGTGTTGGTAACTGGTTCCACACAAAATATACTGAGGCCATGGAAGGTCTCAATGAGTTTAACGTCATTGACATTAACTGGGCGGATCATCCTGAATATAAGCGTCAGGAGGGCTTTGAGCCACTCTACGATCGCATGAAACAAAGATCGCCCCCAATAGACGTGGATATGTGGGAAACGATTACACGCAAGAATATAGGCTATAAAGAGTGGCTTCAGGAATACGAGTGTGAGTTCCTTGGAACTGGTGATACCTATATTGATGGTGAAGTTCTGAAACAGATCAACGAAGACATCGACGAAAAGTATGAAAATCGTTATTGGAAGACTTTACGAGTTTGGAAACAGCCTCATCCTCACTACGATTACTTAATTTCAGTTGACGTGGCTCTCGGGCGTAAGGCTGATTACTCAGCTTTCCACGTCTTTAATTTATATGATGGTGAGCAGGTGGCAACTTATTACTCAAACTCAACTCCCATCAACGAATTTGCAAAAATGATCAAGACAGTTGGCCTTATGTATAATGAGGCTTATGTTGCAGTTGAAAGGAATAATATTGGATCTAATTTATTAGCAAATCTTCAAGAAGTCTTTGAATATGGCAATATTATGTCCGACAGTAGAGGCGAATTGGGTTTCCAGATAACTAGCAGCTTTAGAGAAAGTATTTTGGCTATAATGGAAGAGTATATTCGCCTTCGTAAAGTTAAACTTAATTGTGATCGAACCGTAAGAGAACTAAATACTTTTATCGTAACCGAATCAGGAAGAGTTCAGGCTGACGTTGGACAACACGATGATTTAGTTATGTCTCTAGCTCTTGCTTGTTACGTTATGGAAAAAGAATTAGGCGACATGCTTCTGTCTCATGAACGTCAAGTAAATCACAATGATATATTAGCAAAAGAAGTGTTCTTAACAGGATTACTTAAACTAAATGATAAAAATCAATTTAGAGAGGAAATGAAATGGCTGCTGAAAGATTAAACGAAAGTGAAGGATACACGTCATTTGGGGGATCTCCCACGAGACAAGGCAATACTCCAATATCTACAGGCGTATTCTCCAGATTCTTCTCACGGTTCTTTGCTCGACGGGCAAAACCTGCATTAGCACAACAGTTAGAGCAGCCAGTAGAAACTGATCCATTAACACAAAAACCACTACAGACTTTCATAGGGACTAGAGATACCGGTGATGCTGTTATTAATAGAGAAGTAGGTTCTCTATATGCAGGTGGCCTTCAAAAAGGTATTCCGCTACTAATAGAGCAAGAACTTAATAGAAAACAGCGATACCGTGAATACGAGATCATGGATGAGTATCCAGAGATCGGAGCTGCATTTGATATCTACGCTGATGATAGCACCCAAAAGTCTTTAAAAGGTGAACGATGGGAAGTTAAGACCGACTCTAATCTACTAAAAAAGGCAGTCGATGACTTATTTGATGAATTAAGAATGGACGATTACTTATGGGATATTATTAGAAACACCTGTAAGTATGGCGACTGTTTTATCGAGCTTGTCCCAGATTTAATGAATCCAGAAGAAGGTATCAAGAAGATTAAGATTCTAGACCCTAAGTTTATTTTCCGTATCGAGAATCATTATGGTCAACTAATCGGTTTCGCACAACAAATCCCTGTCAAGGCTCAATGGAACACCGGAGGCTACCAAGGAGACACTCTTACTGGTGCCGAATTTATTATGCTTGATAAGGATCAGATTATTCACTTCCGTCTAGCTAACTCAGATCCTGCCTTCTATCCATACGGTAAATCAATTGCAGCTTTATCTCGTCAGACGTTTAGAAGTCTGAAGCTCATGGAAGATGCAATGCTTATTTACCGCCTCTCGCGCGCACCCGAGCGTAGAATCTTCTATGTAGACGTTGGAAATCTATCTTCAAGCAAGGCTTACGACTTTATTGAGAAAATGAAGCAAGCATTCAAGAAAGAAAAGTATTACAGCCAAACTACAGGAAACATTGACGGTCGATACAACCCATTGGCTCCAGATGAAGATTTCTGGGTGCCTATCGCTGGTTCTAAATCTAGCACTAAGATTGATACGTTACCGGGGGCTCAAAATTTAGGAGATGTTGATGACGTTCAATATTTCCGTGATAAGTTGTTAGCTTCTCTCAAGATTCCAAAAGACTACATCGTCGAGAAAGATAAATCTCCTGAGCGTAAGGCTAACCTCGCACAACTTGATACCAAGTTTGCTCGTGTCATTGTGCGTGTCCAGAGAAGCATTGAGATCGGTCTAGAAGCTCTTGCAGCACGTCACCTTAAGATTAAGGGTTTCCCTCGAACCCTAATTAAACAGCTTCGTGTGAACCTTCCTGAGCCTTCTGACATGTATATCAAGCGTCGTTTGGACGTTGATGAACAAAAGGCTCGTGTTGTTCAAGCTGTTCTTGGTTTACAACTATTCCCCAAAGAAAAGATCTATAAAGATTATTATAATCTTACTGACGATGAGATCAAGGATATTGAGGAAAAGGTTGAAAAAGAAAACGAGGAAATGATGGCAGCACAGCAAGAACAAATGGCTGCTATGGCTCCTCCAGGAGCGCCCCCACCCGCTCCAGGTCCCGCACCTATGGATTCAGCAGAGAATATGCCCCCTACAGCACAACCTCAGCAAGAAAGAGTTGATACGTTAAATAAGCTAAAAGTTAAGCTTCTAAAAGAAGGCAAGACCGAGTTAGCAGAAAAACTTGAGAATAGAATTAACGAAATTCTCGAAAGTTAAGTTTAAATATTATATATACTTATAAATTGGAGTAAAGTTATGTTAACAAATCCTTTCGGTAGAAAGAGCAATAAAGTCCAAAAGATCCTGAAGTTAGGAGATCAGCTTTCTCTTTCTCTACGTGAAAACGTTGAATTGATTGATTCTGATGAATCATTAATTACTTTTGTAACTGAGTCTGGTCACGTTATTGAAGGTGAACTCGATTTTGATACGCTTGAGTATACAAATATTAATGTCACTACCACAGAAATTTTTGAGGATAGTGAGTCCTTCGATCAAGCAATCAATACGAAGATCAATAGTGTTCTAAATTCACTACTAGAAGATAACCGAAGGGAAGCTAGTGGTAAGTTCAACAGTATTCTTCATTTATGGGAAGCTCGCTCCAAGTATGATCGTGTAATTGAAAGATTGAACGAGCGTAAAGAGCGTTACAACCTTTATGCCAGCATCGTAGAGAGCGAACAATTTAGTGTTCTTGATGAACTTAAGCCTCAACTAATCAAGTTCTTAACTGAAAACAGTGCAGAGCTTAAGAACATCAAAGAAATTATAAACTCAGTTAAACTATCAAATACGATATCAACTGCATTTAACCTTCCTCAGATTACTCCAGAAGATCTTCACGAGGGAAGTTTTAGCATTACAGATCGTCGATTTGATTCAGTTTACGATGTTGTTTGCCGCCAAGAACTAATTAAGAAAGACCTCATGGAGAACAAGAAGTCTTTCAATTCTCTTTGGCTAAACTCAAATGAGGTAAATAGGCTTATTGAGTTTATGGTTGCTCCAAACAACAATGCTCTTTCTGAGTCTTTAGCAACAATTATCAAAGATAATCCATATTTTGCTCTAGCAACTAAAAAGCAACTATTTGATCTGCTAGAGAACTCTCTAAGCTTCCAAGATATGGATAACTTCTCTAAGAAAGATATTAAAGACTTTGTAAGTAAGATTTACGAAGCCAAGAAAGGTGTTAAGGATATCATTGTAGAGAACTTAAATGATAAGTATGGCATCAATGTTCAAAATCTCAAAACGACACCAAGCTTTAGTGAAATCGGAAAAACCCAAAAAGTTATTTTTGAAACTTTAGGGAAGCTAGCTCCTCGCGGGAGCGCACTCAAGACTGCACTCGGAGAGTTTGCTAAGATTCTAGGCATTCACTCAGGTGTTGACGTTATTGATATCAATGAGTGGATTGTAGATGTTTTTGTTGATTCTGAATACTCAGATACAATCAATGAGACTTCTCTCCTGAACTACATGAACTTTGAGAAGGTTGCTGGTGATCTTACGAAGATCGGCCAAGTCCTTAAGATGATTCAGGCAGGTATGGGCGGAGAAGTAATGCCAGAAGATGGTCAGTATGAACCGGAAGGATCTGCTGAAGAGGATGCTATGGCATCTATGGCAGGCGAAGAAGAAGAGGAAATGCCTGAAGGGGGAGAAGAAGGCGAAGAGGAAATGCCTGAAGAGGAAGAGGCTGATGAAGAGGCAGACGGAGATCTTCCAGAGCAAAGCCCAGAGGAAGCTGCAATGGGCGCAGAAGAAGATATGGAAGCTGAACAAGGAGAAGGCGAGGAAGATGAGGAAGGAGAAGAAGAGCCCTTAGAAGAACCTGAAAATATGGGAGAAGACGAATTTATGTCTTACTTAGAAGATCTCGAAGGTTTAATTGATTCCCTAAAGAGCAACATGGGGGTCAACGAAGAGAGTGACGAGGGCGATGACATGTCAGAAGAAGATTCTGACGACGAAGAAGAAGACGATAACGAACAAGAAGCTCCAGAGGAGGAAATGGGTGAAGAAGACGAAGAAGACGGCAATAAAGAAAAAGCTATAATAAACAAGAGTAAGAAACCATTTCCCCCAAAGGAGTAATAAATGAGCTATGAAAATTCTGGTATCCCTCTGGTTGTTAGATACAACAACCGAGGGGAGCCTGACGGTCTGAAAGAAGAACTCAATATTCGAGTTACTTCTATTGAAGCAGATACTTACCTTGGTGGTGATTTAGGTATATCTGCTCTTAGTGCCGTTCAGGATTTAAGCCTATCCAGCCCTTTGAGGGATGGTGATGTTATCACCTGGTCTTCTATAGATGGAACGACAGGTCGGTGGACTAACCAGCCTGGAGGCGGCGGAGGAGGCACACCAGGAAGTATAGCATTTACAGACCTGACTGATACCCCAGGTCAGTATGAAGTTGGCACCCCTCCTGCTAATACTCCAGATGATGCTATTCTTAGAGTATCTCCTACTAGTCCTCAAATTACTTTTTCTCAATATGGAGAAAGCGATCTCACGGGACCAATTACTTTACATGAAGCTTTTGTCGATCTTTCTCCGGGAGAGACTCTAATAAGATCAGACGGCGCGCCAGAAGAATTTCTAGGAAGACCTTTTGAATTTTTAAAGCTTTATGACGTAAACATAGCCGCCCCAGGAGCAGCAGAAGATGATCTACTTGTTAAACTTAATTGGACAGGATCTCAAATACAATTAGTCTTAGCAACACACACAGATGCTGATATTTTTACTATATCAGATTTTGATACTCGAATTCAAACTGTTGTTGAATTAAATGATATCAGTGATGTTAATGCAAAATCTCCTGGATTAAACCAAGTATTAACTTGGAACGGAAATGCCTGGGTTCCTGCTGCTTCTACGGGAACCGGAGCTACTACTTTTGTAGGACTTAATGATACAATCCCAGATCTTACTGGTTTTGCTGATGGTATTGTTTA